AAATAACTGTCTCTGTCGAAGCTGGTGCTTGACCAGAAACAAAACTAACCGTACCACCTCCAGCATCTCCAGCACCTGATACTGTATAATTTGTAGTTAAAGTTTTTGTAGTCTCTGTTCCAGCAGCAGATCGAATAATAACTAACATCTCGCTATCCGCAGATATTTTAAATGTATAAGTAAAATCTAAATTAGATCCGTCTCCGCTAAAGCTATTTTTAATAATTGTTGTTGATATAGTCATATTATTGCATTCCTAAAGCCTCTTCTGTTTCAGCAGTTAAAGGCTCTCCTCTTTGTCTGGTTATTATTTTTTTATTTCTTAAATCTTCTCCTCTTACTATTATGTCTGATAAAAATGGATTATCTTCGCTTAATAAAAATTCTTTAGCCATACCTCTTGCTTGAGATAATGTATGTTTAATCATAGCTTCTTTAACAATAGAATTGCTTTCATCTATATAATTGTCATCTTCTATTAATTGTTCCATACCTTGTTTAAATAATTGTCCTGAATTTTTTTTGTAAAATCTTAACTCTTCAGAAGTTAATGGAATTGATACATTCATTCCTGGACCAAAGTTATAAGAAATTTTCTTATCAATAGATGTAAATGTTGGAAGAACATTTAATAATTCTTCTTTAACTGGTGTCATTTCAAAACTAGATAAATGACCAAACTTTTCTATTCGATCTCCTAAAATACTGTAGTCATATTCAAGATTGTTTTCTTTAACATTCTTTAACATATACTCATTAAACTCGGTGTTTAGTTTATTAAAGTCATCGTTAAAAGTTTTTCCAACTTGTTTAACTACACCTGGAACAAATGATGCTGTAAATTTAGAACCCCAACGATAAGCACCTTCAACAGCTCCAACTGCTTTAAATGTTTGATAATCATTAATACCTTTAGAGATACCAGCAAGATATGTGCTATCTGACATTTGTTCTCCAACAGATAAAGTATAAGCAAGTAAATGACTTAATATATCCTGAGCTTGATCGTGATTGTCCATGACCATACCAAGTATTTTTCCAGTATTAGCCGATGTACTTAACATCATGTTAAAAGGATCTAAGCCAGTAGTATTAACCTGGACATATTTTCCTTCTTTTCTAGGATCTGGAAATCTTATTGAGTTAGGTTGATAACCTATAGCTTTCATCATTATAGATTTAGAGCCTCTCATATTATTAGGAATATCTATATCTGATCCACTAGTTACACCAAAATAACCTAATGGCATGGTTGCCATATAAAACATAGATCCTAACGCTAATCTTGTTTTTGCCATTTGAGCTTTAGCTCCACCTTCAGCAATGTCAGCATTATATCTTGTTAAAACTTGAGCAAGACCTGGAGTACGTTCTGAAACAAAACCTAAAATATTAGTCGGTGTTTGAATAAAAGGTAAATAGTAGTTTGTCAAAAAACTCATTGGACCACTATTATTTTTTAATTTTTGTATATGATGAATTGATCCTAATTTATCATGTCTATTATTTAATTTTGTTTGATACGTTACATAGTGTGCAGCATCATAAGCTTTTTGTGTAAATGATTTAGTTGGATTGACAACAAGATCTGCAAGATAATCAGCAGCGTCAGCTTGTTTTACAATACCAGTATTAACCGCTTCAATAGTTTCTCTATAAGCTAATGCGTATAACTCAGATCTATATTCCATATTCTTAAAGTAATTATCCATTACTGAAAGAAATCTTGTTGGAACTCTATCCATTGTTAAAATTCTACCCAACATGTGAGTTGCAGAAGCACCAGCAGAATTTTCTATATCAAAAGCATCAAATCTATTTGCTCTAATCTCAACCTTTGATGTCTGTCCAAAATTAGACGGTATTCTTTCATCAAACTTTTGTGCAAATTTTAAAGTTCCTTCTTCATTCCAAACTTTAGATAATGCTGCCAACATTTCTGTTGAGGCTTGTTGTTTACCATAAATCTTTGCAACATCTTCATAAGCTGCAACACCGCCTTTTTCTTTGCCACCATAAAATCTTGATGCCATCTTTCTTTCAAAATTGTTGATACTCATTGAAAGCCAGTTACCAGCAGTATTTCTAATATGTGTTACTGGATTAGATAAAATAACATTTATGAATACTTCAGCAGTAGCATCAGAAAATTTAGTAATAGTTCCAACTTTTTTAACTACATCAAATTTAGCTTTACCATCCATTGCTTTACTTAAATAAAGTCTAGCAACGCCTCTAATATTTTCTTCTCCACCTAACTCTAATAATAAATTTGTTTTATTAATTTCGTCTATATCTATATTTTTAAATCCACTTGTTTTTGTAGTTTGAATTTTTAAAGAGTTAAATGCTCTTGCAGTTTCGGTTTTGACACCAATAAGAGTTTTTTGGAACTCGCCCATTAAGGCAAAGTGTTGTCTAAACTTTAAAAGATCATCTGGACCTCCGTTTGCAGCTTTCTTAGTAAGATCATCTAATTGAGCCATCCCAGCTCCTAAAACTTCTCTTGCAGCTAAAAGATATTCTGCATTTAAAGTATCTCCAGGAGATAAATCTAAAAGTGTTTTGTATAATTTTTTTGGATTAACTTGTAATAGATCTGCTAATCCTCTCGTATCTTCCCAAGTTTGAACGCCTCTTTTTTGTTTAGCAATACTACCTTTAAAAGATTTAGATGTTTCCTCAATTAACTTTAACATATCTCCTCTAGTAGAGATTTTGTTAATATTAAGATCGCTTAATACTTTTGGTGGAACTTTTGTGTTTTTTAAATTAAATAAAAATTCATCTGCTTGATCAACATTTACTTCTGGTTTGTTCTTTAATTTTAAATCTTTTTTTGAAACATTTATTTTTGCTTCATTTGCAACTACTTCAGCTTTTACTTCATCAATTTTAATTTGATCTACTTTCTTCTTATCAACTAAAGTTTTTCTATCTTTAGTCTTTCCAGTTTTTATAATTTTTTGTGCCTGGTCTAGTAATGCTTTAGCACCTACTTTACCTCCGACAGTCATTACAGCCATAGTTTATATTTTCCTTGATTTAAAAAAGTTGAGAATATTCGAAGATACTCTTTATTTATTATTATTCTGTTAGATTTGAAATAGTATTGTTTCCTATACTGTCAACGACAGCACCAGTTCCAGTAGCAGAACCAACAGCTATTGTACTTTGTGGTTTAGTAAACGCTGGAATATTTTTCTTTATAAATTTAGCTGCTTTATAAATACCAGGTATAGCAAATGCTAATCCAGTTCCTTCAAAAGCTTTATAAGTTAAATCGTATAATTCTTCTTCTGGAGTACCTTCAACAACACCAATATAATTTTTAAATTCTTTCATTGTTTCACTATTTAAAAATAAACTCATATCATCTGAATACATAACAGATCCACCTACTCCAGCAGATATAGGAATAGCAAAAGTATTTGGAACACCAATAGATTTAAGTTTTCTATAAATAGGAACAGCAGCTGGTAAATCTTGAAATACCATACTTACAAAATTTGCAGCTCCGCTGTTAGCTTCTAATGCTTCGTTATTTTTATCTCTTGGTTTAGCAAGTAACTCAGAAACATTTTTAATTTTCTTTTGAAAATCTTTTTGTGGTCCTGATAAATCTCCAGGTGTAATAGCATCTATCATTTTAAAACCTAATGGAGCTAAATTTACGCCAACATCCATAGCATTAATAAAACCGTTTGATACTGATCTATAGGTACTTTCTGGTAAATCTTTTGCAAAATCAGCAAAGCCTTTAGCCCAATCGTAACCTTCTTGTTCTTTAACTTTATCATCTTCGTAAGTTAATTTAACATTTTCAGCATCTGGATCTTTATCAATACCTACTAATTCGTTCTGATCTATTTTGTTTTCAGTTAAACCTTTGTAAGCACTTGAATTGTACTTACCAGTTTCATTAAGATAATTACTATAATCTTCTAATATATTAAAACTTTCAGACATTATTTACCAGTATCTCCTGATCCACCTTTAGCTTTTGTTGATCCTAAAGCTAGATCTATAAGTTCTTGAGTTGATTTTTTCTTATCGCCAGTATTACCAATTTCAAAAGCTTTTAATCTAACATCAAATAAATCTCTAATTGTATCTAATCTTTCAAAATCTTCTGTAAATGTCTGAACATCTTTTGGATTTGCAGCATAAGCTTCAATCATTTTATTTTCTATACTTGCAAAATATTCTTCTGGTTTTGTACCTTTAATCGGTGTTGTTAATTTAACAGATCTAGGCATAGCCACTTCATATATAGATGGCATATTTTCTTTACTTAAAAAATCTCTAACAGTTGCTACATAAGCATCTTCAGCACTAATACCACCTCTAACTAAACTTTGGTATCTTTCTATGCCATTATATCTTTTCTTTTGATCAGTTTTCTCGGTACTACCAAAATCTTTAAACATTGACATTCCACCGTCTATTTGTCCAAGATCAGTTTTAAGCATTTTTTCAAAATATTTATATTCTTCAAACGCTGGTCTATCTTTACTAAATAATGTTTTAATATGTTTTATATTCTCAATGCTTTCAATACCAAGCTTGTCAGCAAAACCAGCAGTAAATAAAACTTGTTCTTCGATTGCATCTATATCTTCTATAGTTTCAGCAATAGATAGTTGACCATTAATATAATCTAAAATAGTTGGATCAGTTAATACTGGTCCTTGTAATTTAATTTTAAATAATGTGTTTCTTTGTGCAGAGTTAATTTGATCAGCTTTAAATAAATCTGTGATGTAATCTAAATCTGGTGCTGATCCATCATCTCTTTGTATGCTTAACAATATATCTGTAAAGTTTGCAATCTTTTGATCTTTGTCTGCTTTTTCTAATTTAAGAGTATCTAAATCTCTTTCAGCAACTTGACTAACTAAAACATTCTTTGCGTCATCCAATATTCTTTTAGCTTCTACAGCTCCATACTTTGCAGTTATTTCTTTTCCTTGAGCTAATGTATCAACTGGATCGTTTCTATTTTTATTATAAAAACGGAGTTGTACTGCTTGTAATTTTTTATCTTCTTTAATTTTTTTTAGTTCTTGTTCTGTATATTTATTAACAACATCAGGATCATTAAAAGTTGCTTCAAACTCCATTTCTGCGTTAGCAGCTGTGCCAGTATCATTGGCAGCCATTAATTTAGTTAATTCATTCCAATTATTATTATGTTGAAGTTTAGTTTCTTTAATATGATTTGATAAAATACCAGTATGAACGTGTTTATATCCACTTACTGTTTCTTTAAATAAATAATTTTTAAATAATTCTTTAACTTCTTTATTAGAATTTTGTAAAAAAGGTTCAAACTCTTTAATATCCATTGATGCTAAATAACTATTTGCATCATCAATATTTGTACTTTTATTATAAGCTTGAGATCTTTTATTAATTTCTGGTAAAGTCTCAGTTATTAATCTTTGTAATTCGTTTTTATCTTCAGTCTTTTTAGTTTTAGCTTTTGTATCTTCAATTATTTTACCTATTGATGATATAGCATTTCCTTGAGCTATAGCTAAATTACTATCTAATCTTAATGCTGATACATTAGGAGTTGGAACATTTGCTATTTTACTTTGTGATCTTTGAATTTTAATTATTGCCATTATCCTAGTAAGCTCCCACCATATTGACTACCAGCTGAACCAATAGCTTTTAACATTCCAGTCCTAAATTGTATTTCGCCTTTAAATCTTTCGCCTTGACCTTTAGCTTGAAGAAGTGAGGCATTATTTATTTCGTTTTGAACAGCAACAGTAGAATTAAAACTTTGTACTGATATTTCAAAAGCATCTTCTATAGATTGCTCTAAACCAACTAAATAAGGTGTCTCTCCTATTCTATCTACATCAAATCCACTTTTTAAAAGATTTACAAATTGATTAGATCTAAATCTTTCTTGATCCTTTTTTAGTCTTGGTAATGTAATTTGTTCAAATGTTGTTCTTTTAATTTCTGCATTCTTTCTAGCTAGTTCTGCTTGTTTTGCATAAAGATCAGCATTAAATCTTCCAATCTGTCTTGCACCATAAGCACCAAATATATTTCCTATAAAACTCATTAATAAATTTTCCCCAGTTGATAATAGTCAGATCCATCTGGACCATAACTTTTTTTTAATCCTTCAATTTCTAAACCAAGCCAAGTAGCAA